GAAAAATAAAGTAGGTTTGAACAACGAACCGTTACACTTTGTAGAGGTAAGAGATGGAGAAACATTAGTCGACAGAATTCCTAAGCAGCATGTTCTGGACGAAATCCAACGACTCTTGACGCGATGGAAAGAGAACAAAAGAGGGTATCCAGTTACTTCTGCCACGCTTAAAGATGAACCTATGCCACTTGGATCGGAAAAAGTTCGAGTGTTTCAAGCTGCTCCAGTAGCATTAAGCATTCTAATACGGATGTACTTTTTGCCTGTTGCTCGCTTTTTACATTTGAATCCTCTTGTTTCGGAATCTGCAGTTGGAATTAATGCATTCAGTAAAGATTGGAAAGTTTTAACTGATCATATGCATAAATATGCAGGACCCGATAAGAGCCGAATCATTGGTTGGGATTATTCAAAGTATGATGTGAGGATGAGTTCACAACTAGTTCGATCTGCATGGGAATCATTCATCAAACTCGCTGAGAGAGGTGGATATCCTTCAGAAGCATTAGATGTTATGAGAGCTATGATTGTTGATATTGCGCATCCATTATTGGATCTGAATGGTACACTGTTAACTTCATATAACATGAACACGTCTGGTAATAATATGACTGTTGATGTGAATGGTACAGTGGGATCCTTTTTGGTAAGAATGGGTTTTTACTCTCTCCACCCTAATGTATCCGATTTTCGGAAACATGTGGCACTCATGACATATGGTGATGATGCCCTTGGAAGTGTTACCCAAGAAATGCAAGATTTCAATTTTCTGACATTCAAGAAATTCCTAGCAGAACATGGCATGAAACTGACTTTGCCAAGCAAATCTGATGAAGAACGACCTTTCTTGACACCCAGTGAATCTGATTTCATTAAGCGAATTGGTAAATTCATACCTGAGATTGGAACCGAAATAGGTATGCTTGAAGAAGATTCAATCTGGAAGTCTTTGCATGTCAATCTAAAGTCATCAGCCGCAACTCCAAGAGAAGTTGCCGCAAGCTGTATTGA